CCTATGCCAAGACTGCATCTAACGTAGCATCAACTGCAGTATCTCCAGTTGGTTCAGCAAGCAGCAACGTTATTCACTTTGTTGATTACGTATCTGGCACTGACTCACCAGTGTTCGGAGTCTGTGATGATGGCACTACTGCCTACTGGGTAACTAACGCTATTGATACCGACAACAAACTGCACGTATACAAGAAGGCGCTAAACGCAGGTAGCTCAACCTCGCCTACTAATATGTTTAAGCAGAACGGTATTGTCGTAACTAATGCCACTATGGAGTACGTCAAAGAACGTATCGTTATGGCAGCTAACGATAAGATCTATGAGTTTTCTCCTAGTGCAACTGCATTACCTGCTGCAGTTTATACACACCCAAGCAGTAACCATATATTCACTAGTATCACTGCATCTGGCGCAGCAATCTACGTTGCTGGCTACAGTGGACTACAGTCCAACATTCTAAAGTTTACGCTATCTACTGGTGGTGTAATGCCTACTTTAACCAGTGCAGTTATTGCAGCTGAAATGCCACCTGGTGAAGTGATTCATAAAATTTATTATTACTTAGGTTATATGATGATCGGTACTAGCAAGGGTATCCGAGCTGCAATAGTAGATGACCAAGATGGATCTATCAGTTACGGTCCAATAATCGTAGAGACTGACCAACCTTGCTATGACTTTGCTGCTAGAGATTCTTTTATCTGGTGTGCTACTAGCGTAGATGGTGAAGCAGGTGTAATCCGAATTGACCTATCTAATCCAATTAGCCCACTGCGTTTCCCTTGGGCTAACGATATCTACAAGTCTGGCGTAACTGGTCACTACACAACTAGCTGTGGTTTCATTGGTAACACTGATCGTCTTGCTTACTGCATAGCAGGTAATGGTAGCGACGGTAATGTGTATGTAGAAGAAGCCACAACTAAGATTCCTAGTGGCTACCTAACTACAGGTCGCATTAGATACAACACCCTTGAGCCTAAACTATTCAAGTTGCTACGCAACCGTATTGATTTAACCTACGGTTCGCTAGTTGCTAACACAATCAGCAGCAACGGTACTGAGTATGCCGCTGGTACTTGGACTCAGGGAACTACCGTAGAAGAATCAACTACGCCATACCCTACCGGTCCACAAGGGTTCCTGTCCTACAAGTTTACTTTCACTAGGTCTAGCACTGATACCACACAAGGTCCTAACTTTGGTGGCTATCAGGTTAAGGCGCTACCTGCTATCCCTCGCCAACGAATCATCCAGTTGCCAGTGTTCTGTTATGACCAGGAGACTGACTCGTTAGGTAATCAGATTGGCTACGAGGATAGAGCCTTTGATCGACTAACAGAGTTAGAAACTATAGAAGCTAACGGCGATACGGTTCGCGTTCAGGATTTCAGAACTGACGAAACTTTTGTCGCGACTATTGAAGAACTTGACTTTATGTCAATGACTCCACCCGGACCTAGATTCAATGGCTTTGGTGGAATGTTAACTATCACACTAAGGACGGTATAGAGTGGCTAAACCATTTCTTTGCGCGGCTGGCGTAACGCTACGCAAGCAAATAGATGCTCGCTTCCCGCGTCGGGATAAATCAAGTGACGGCTGGATAGGAGACGCTGCTCATCAAGCTCGTCCCTCTGACCACAACCCAGACTTCTCTGCTGGTGGTGTAGTCAGAGCGATAGATGTAGATAAAGACCTAAGCAAAGACAAGAAGGCTAGTTGGGAACTAGCAGATCAGATTCGTCTGGCTGCTAAAACTGACAAGCGTATCAAGTATGTGATTCATCAGGGTCAGATTACATCTGCCCGCTCTTTCTGGCGCTGGCGTAAGCACAGCGGCAACCCTCATAACTTCCACATCCACATCTCTTTCAATAAGTCAGGTGATAAGGACGGGGCGAAGTTTGATATCCCAATGCTAGCTAAGCGGGTGGTTAAGAAATGAGCGCGGTCGATTGGGCTGCGTTAATCGTATCTATTATTACTATCGCAGGAGCGTTCGGAGCATCAGTTAGATTTCTAGTTAAACACTACCTATCAGAACTAAAGCCTAATGGCGGTAGTTCTATCAAAGACCGAGTGACCCGACTAGAGGGTAAGGTCGACCAGATTTATTATCTATTGATCCACAAGAAAGAGAATGATGAACAAGTTTAAGAAGTTTCTACAAGAGAACCCAACCAGAGTTGCTGCGTTTGTATCTTCAGCAGTAGCGCTGGTAGTTGCCTTTGCTTTCCCGGATGTTCCGGTTGAGGCAGCAGTTGCTTTCGTCCTATCGTCTCTAGGTCTGGGTGAATTTGCCCAGCGCAAAGAGAATAAGATGTGGGATGAAGCACTTAACACCCCAGTTCCAGAGGGCGAATAGCACCTCTGGTATAGTAGGCCCCCTGGTTGATTCGCCCAGCCAGGGGGTTCTTTTCTGCTTTCTAAGCCAACCCGAAGGGGGTAACAATGAAAGAAAAGATACTACTAACGGCGATACTACTGGCAGGTAGTACCGAGGTGGTACCACAGCCAGTCGCCTACCAGTACCCAGATAACCACATAGCCATAGAACAGGCTGTAAGCCATTCTGAGGCTAGATACACTGGGTCTAGGTACTGGAACGTAGACCGTAGTAAACGCTACGCACAGGCCCTTTTAGAGGGCAAGGAATGGAAGTCGCAGTGGACTTGTCTAGAAACTCTCTGGACTAAGGAATCCAACTGGCGACCTAGGGCATACAACAAACAGCCCGTATATGTCAATGGAGTGAAGTACAACGCAGGTGGGATCCCGCAGTTGTTAGGGCTAGACCCAAAGCTTCACGCTAAGAAACAGATACAGAAAGGATTGAAGTACATTCAAGAGCGGTACCCAACTGGACCTTGTCAGGCACTGGAGTTCCACTTGCGAAAGAATTGGTATTGATGTAAGTTATGTGACGTAATCGCAATCCACTTGCGGTTCGCGTCGTTGGAGAAACGCCGAGACTAACCCACTCGGCGTTTCTTTTTTTTTGTGTTATAGTACCTGCGCCGAAAGGTGGGGCGGGAACCTCAAATGACGAACGACGGTGAAAACCTGAGTTAAGAATAGGTTCTCCTACTCCCAGATTTTTTTTTAAAAACTGGGGGTGGGGGGCGTATTCCTAAATTCGGAACTCAGGTGAAGAAGTTAGGAATACGCTGGAGTTTATGAAACTATGTCACTGCGGAAACAAAGCAGAAACTAAGGGAAGAATCAACGGTAAGCAACGTTACTCACAACGTTGTTCTTCTTGTAGAAAAAATAAATATAAAGAAGTTCAGAAGAAGAGATGGTGCGAGGCGTGTGGCTTCATAGCTTTACACCCTAGCCAGATAGACTTAGATCATATCGACGGAGACAAATCAAACAACAGTGCTGATAATCTTTGGTCACTGTGTGCTAATTGCCACCGCCTAAAGACATTCCTTTGCAGTGATTGGAGCAGCAAGTGAAACCAACGAACATAAGTGAGTTCTATGAAGTATCAGAAAAATACTACGGACAATTACACCGAGTCCTAGTTAAGAAACAAAAAGATTACGGTCCGTCCAATATAGCCAGCGCACCCGGCGGTCCGCTTAACGGACTGCGGGTGCGAATCTATGACAAGATTTCCCGTATCAATAATCTAGTGGATAGTGGTGCCACACCAGAGAATGAATCCCTAAAGGATTCCTTTCTAGATCTAGCTAACTATGCTATTATCGCCCTAATGGTATTAGAAGATAAGTGGCCTGACCCTAAGGATTGGAATGCCTGAGTATCCAAACTGGTTTGAGATTACAGCTAAGCATTACTTTGATAAGCACCTTATCCCACTAGCCGGAACAAAGTTGCGAGCACTACAGATTGGTGCATACACTGGAGACGCGTCTGCTTATCTACTGGAGAATGTCCTGACCCACGACGAATCAGTTCTGTTTGATGTGGATACTTGGCAAGGGTCAGAGGAAGTTACTCACAAAGAATTCGACTGGACTGATGTAGAGAAAACTTATGACGAGAAGGTTGCTGCCTACGGCAGTAAGGTAGTTAAGAACAAGATGACTAGCGTTGACTTTCTTATAAACAACAAGCCACCTAAGTATGACTTCATCTATATCGACGGAGATCACACTACCTTTGGTGTATTTCTTGACGCTATGCTCAGCTGGGTTTGGCTAAAGCCTGGCGGCATTATGGCATTTGATGATTACGAGTGGGGTCAGGGTGATGACTATCATTCACACCTACGTCCTCAGTTGGGTATAGATACA